AATCTTGTTCTGTATCTGGAAAGTTTCTATCTATAGTTTCTCTCCACCACATTTCGTGATATCTTGAAACCGAATCAGCATCTAATAAACCATAACGATCTCTCAGTGCTTCGATCTTTTTGATGAATTTATTTTTATTTTCTTCAAAATTAAGATCTTTACCCAGTTTTAAAACCTGAGGCGGGATTATTGTAAATGTTTTTTGAACATCAGCATCTACTTCTTTTAAAGCTTTAACTAATTCTCCTGCAATTTTTCTACTGCCTGTTATATTACCGTTACCATCAGTTTCTTGAATGTCATGGAATTGAAGAACATCTCTTTCGTAATAAATTACATTTGGATTTTTAGAATAGATTAATTCTATATTTACAAAATCCTTACCATTATTAAACACAGACTGATCTTTAATTTTTGGTAGAGCATCTGCTAAATCAGTTGCAGCAAAAATATATGTTTCTTCTACTAATTTAGAAGCGTGGTCTGTGAACATTTTAATAATTCCTTGTAAATCTACTGGGCTAATTAATTGACCCTTGTTTCTTGAAAACATTGCCACTCCATCCTTTACAGTTGCAAGAAGATTTTGGCCATCTGTTTTTTCAGTTGCAACTTCTTCAAAGTTTAATTCTCCTTGAAGACCAGCTTCAACAATTTTTTTAAAGTCACCGAATGTTAAATCTTTTTCATCAAATGGATGTGACATATGGCCCGCTGCTCCACCTTCTAAAATAAGGGATTCAGTTGTATTATTGTATACACTCTCAGTTATAAATTCATTGAAATTAGTAAAGATCTTCATAAGGTATTTATCTTATTTTATTATTGTCCTAACGAGCTAGTTAACATACCAACTGCAGTACCATAATCTCCATCTGCTTTAGATAAAATACCGTCTATAACTTTTTTAGATTTAGCTTCGTCAAAATCTTCTCCAAATGCTTTTTGTAAAACAGTTACCGCATATTCTTCAAATTCTTCATCTGAATTAACTTCAGCTTCAGTAACTACTGATTCATTATATAAGTGAACATAGTTACTGTTTTTTTCAGAATAAATTGACTTGATTTCAAATTCTTTTTGTCCTTTGGTATAATATGCTTTAAAGAATAAATTTTCATCAAACTCTCCAAAGAAATGATCTGATTTGCCAATAAAGAATTCTGCGTTTGGATAAATTTCAAGAACCTCTTCTTGTGTAGTTGCTTTTAAAACAGCCTCGTCAAACTCTTTAACAAATTTAGCTTCAGTAACCTCTGATTCGCTTAATGAATTTCTTAAACCACAATATTCACATTCTACAGTTCCGTCTTTGTCAATTTCTTTGTATGCATGTCCTTTTTTATTTGAACATTTTGGGTGTGATTCACTAACTACTGATTCTTCAATATATTCTTCTAAACCAGCGTCGTCCCAACCATCTTCAGATGCTAAAACTGCTTGCAGATCTTCTCTTGAACCTGTCATTTCAACCTCTGGCCAACCACTTGGTCCACTAGGATCTAAAACTTTCATTTTAACGTTATGTTTCTTTAAAAGTTTTTTAAGTATCTTTGATTTAGGATCCATTGCATCCATAACTACAGTAGCTTCATTATAACTTACAATGTCAGAATATTTAATCTCATGTTCTTCTCCGTCTTGATCTAATCCAAAGATTGTTTTATCTCCCCACATATCATCATTGTTATCGTTGCCATTACCATATGCATAAATAACATACTCTTGTCCATTTCCTAATTGAATCATGCCATCATCTGCTTTCATAGCTTTCATTAAAGACTTTTTATCATATGATTTCTCATTGATAGCATCTCCTTCGTCATACGCAAATGACTCAAACATGTTAAACGCATTTAATAGAGCTTGACCTGAAGCTTCTTCTTTAATACTCTCTAAATAAAGAGCAGTTCCTTCAACAATTCCGATTCCTGACCAACCAGCTGCATTTGCAAGGTCACTATAATGTTTATCTAAAATTCTTTTTGTAGTAGTAGCACCTATTGTTAAAAAGTGATTACCTAAACCTGCTACTTTTAATTCAAATGAACCTATTCTACCTTTAATATTCTTAGATATAACTTTCTCTCTGTGGAAATTAGCGTCTGTCATTGCTTCTTCAAAAAGATACTTAATACAACCTAATGTACCTACTTTGTCCATTGCACCAAAATCTGTTAGTTTCTTAGTAAATAAATTTTTATAAACTGTTAAAACTTTTTTTGCGTCTCTTTTATATTGAACTGAAATAGCTTCATTTACTGAAGTAGTTAAAGATTCAAACGCTGGGTAAACATCATCATATCCTTTACCGTAAATGTCTGCCATTAACCATTCTTTGTTGGCTTCATCCCATAAGTATACGAATTCAGCACCGCCGCCATCAGCAACATCCCTTAGATATTTAGATATATTAGCAATTTTACCCTTAGACGCTGTAAAGTTCCCGTAGAAATTAATCTTCTTAACATCTTTATCTAAACCCGAACTGTCTCCATTCTTAAGAATAAAATCTACATTTTTACCATCTTTAAAAGTTGAAGTTATAATAGGTAATATGTTTTCAGGATATGAATCATAATGCATATATACAGAAGTGATATTTCCTTTTTTATCGATTTTACCAATTTGTCCTCTAGTTCCTTCTTCAATTAAAACAGTTGCTTCGTTAATCTCAGCGCCTCTTAACTTAGTAAAAAATTCGATTCTTTGCTCTTCAGTTAATTCTTTGATAGAAGTAACTTTAAATTCACCAAGTAAATTTTTATATGTTTCTGCTTCGGTAGTTCTTTTAGTAGAGTTTTCTTCTTCTACTTGTCTAGATCTATTGATTTGTGATTCAGTAGAAAACTGATCAAAAGATTTTAATTTATACATAGTGTTGTTATTTTTTTGTATGTTATTATTTTATTATATATCTCCTTCAAAATCTACATTTTTTATATCATACTTAAACTTCTGTTCCTTGTAGATCCTTTGTCTTTCTTTGGAGTGTCTTATTAAATAGTTGTCCCAATCAGGAGAACTTAAATCATCTACAAAATCTATAATATTGACCGAGTCTTTAGAGCTATGTTGCCTTAAACCTCTACCGATAGATTGTCTAATAATTACTTCCGATTTAAATGATTCTGTGAAGAATATGTTGTGGATTTTCTTGATGGATATACCAGTTGAGAATGTACCATATGAAGCGACAATGACGACTTGGTCTCCAGCTTCCATTTTCTTTTTGTGTTCTTCTCTAATATCTTTATCAATTCCACCATCAACATAATAAACAGATTTATCACTCTCTTGTCTGAGTTTTTCATATATTTTTTTACCATGTTCAATTCTATGAAAAAGAACTAAACTATTACCCTTAACCCTGGAGATAATGCTTGTTATAAAATTAAGTCTTCCAGGTGAATTGATCACATAGTTTTGCTCAAATTTAAAAACGTCTTTACTTTCATATCTATTCTGGGACATTTCTCTAAATGCGTCTTTTGTAGATTGAGGTGCATAGTCCATTTTAATTACCTTTACTTTACAACCAGCAATGTGCCCTTCGTTTTGTAAATAATGTGCACTTATTTCTGTAATTAATGGACCAGTATATGCCATTAAAGTTAATCTATCTAATGTGCCTTCTTTTGGAATAGTTCCAGATAAACCATATTTATAATCTGCATTAATACACTTTTGTAAAATAGTTTTAATAGAGGCTGATTTTGCTTTGTGTGTTTCATCAACAATTACTGCATCAAATTCTGCAAAATATGCTTTATCTTTTTTAACAAGTGATTGATATGTTCCAATAATAACATTCCTACCTGGCCTTAATTTTTGACCACTGTATATTTGCTGTACCTTAATATCTATTGCATTTCTATAATTATAGTCTAGAAAATCTTCACTCGCTTGTACAACTAATGATACATTGGGTACAATAAATAAAATCTTTTTTGCTTTTTGTTGTTCTAGTAAATATGATACTGTTAAGAATGATATCAGTGTTTTACCCGCAGAAGTTGCAAGCTCACTTAAGCATCTTCTAAATTTTAGTATATTAAATGCTGCCTCTATTTGATAATCTCTTGGAGTTATCTCTGACTTTTCGAAAAAGTCTAAAGCCCATTTTGTAAATTTTTCTTGATTAATATTGGTATCAAACATGTCAGTAATACCATTGAGTTTAAACTCAAATTTATATTCTTTACATATCTGCATGACTTCTCTCCATAATCCTGAAGGAATCCATTTATCATCTTTTATATATGAAACATATCCATCCCATAAACCCTTTTTAACCAAAGGATTAAATCGCCATGAATCAATTCTTCTATTTAAAGAAATATTGAGTTGTTCCAGTTCTAATTCAGTTGCTTCATCAATACGTAGCAACTGTTTGTTTTCAGTTAAACTAAGCTCCACATTGTTAGAGCATTTTTATTTTTCGTTATAGATCTTTTAATGCTAGTCTATTACGAATGGCAAATCCCATATTATCTAGGGTTTTTACCGAATCTTTGAAAAACTCAACTTGATTTTCTAGATGAGCCAATATCATGTTTTCATCTGCTAAGTCTGTCTCTATAAATCTTTCTTTTTGTTTTTCTCCGAGTTTATAATCATATTCATAGTATCTAATATAGGCTTCTCTATATCTAATAGCTACTTTTGCTTTTTGTTCTTTTACCTTCATATTTAAATACGACATTTGTTCTACTAGAGATTGACGTGAAGATAAAACTTCAGCAATTGTTTCTTCCATTAAATTTAAGTTTCTTAAACTCTGTGCCAACTTTTTTATATTGTTTGTCCACTCAGTTCTTTGTCTACTTAATTTTCCGTCTAATGCTAGTATGTTTTCTTTAGTCATATTAAAATAATGATTTCTTGTTAGGATTTGGTTTAATAAATTTTGATGTTATTTGCCTCTTCTTAAATTTAGGTTTTGGCATTTCCATTTCTGGAGAATTGACGCTAAGATCTAATGGCTTGAAATCTATCAAAAGTTTCATACCCTTAAATCTATCACTGTCTTTTTGGAACTCATCAAAGTTATCCTCAACCATGTTGTTAATCGTTTCTATACATACCATAAATCTAATTGATTAGAAGTGAAATAATTATCGATCTTTTTGTGAGCATCGATTTTAAGCTCAAAACACTTCAATATTAAATCATTTAGATCCTTAATATTATATGTATCTAGTTTATTTTCGCTAAGAAATTTAGTCCACATAAAAACGGGACGTCCTTTCTTTAACTTTTCTGCCATTTTCTTTTTACCCGTTGCGTCATTATCAAACATATATCTAACAGTTGGTATCTCATCAAAATCATCAGTTGATCTACCTGCAGTTGCTAAGGCCAATGAGTTATTCATGAATTTAGCATCTAAAGGACCTTCGAACATTGTTATTGGTCTTTGGAAATTTAATTGCATAATTCCAAAAAGCGTTGATATCTTTGTAAGTGTGTTTAGTTCCTCATTGCTCATTTCTAATGGCTTACCCATTTCTTCATATAATTTTGGTAAATCATAAGTTAAATATCTCTGTCCATACCCTTTCATTCTACGGGTCTGTGCACCTATAATTTTGCCATCTGTACTATAATTAAGAATCCACAAACGAAACTCTTTGTCTGAATATAGAAATTCTTCAGATCGATTATGTAATAACCTATCTTTTAATTGAAACCAAATCCAATCACCCGGTTCTATTACTTTAGCTTTAAAATGTTTCTTGAATTCTTCAACATCAATTGCTAGATTATGTATCTTTTCTAGCGCCTGGTGTTTCAATACAGACTCTGGGTTTACCTGTATTTTGTTTTGTTTGATGTAATCGATAACCATAAAAGAGTCATTAGATGTATCCATCTTAACATCATGATCCTTTAAAAAAGAATATAGATTAGTATGATAACTACAATTATAACAGTGATACTGTAGTGTATCCCAAAATATATTACCTCTTTTCTTGGTATCGTCCGAGTGAGAATCGCCACAATAGGGACATGCACAGGTTATTCGCCCATGCATGTCCTTTAGTAGCTTCTTATTAGGAGTAGAATGTATTTGAGATACTACTTGCTTAAGTGCATATCTTATTTTATCCTTTAACTCTTCAGTAAGTTCTATATTGTTATTAGATGTCGAGGTCATTCAAGAAAGAATCTAGATCATCATCTGTTGATACACTTGAAGTTGATTCCGACGTTGAAGTCACTGGTGCTGCCGCTGGTTTTTCTTTTACTGCTGTTGCAGTTTTAGTTGCTGCCTTTGGAGCACTTGATGTCATCGATGCAATTGAATCACCCGGATTAAGATACATTCTTAATACATCATTTACAAATGATCTTGTATCTTCGTCCCATGCTTGATAATCATATCCTTTTAATGAAGGAGCTGCTTCTAATTCTTCTTTGATAGTAGTCATAGTTTCTTTACTACGTTCTGCCGGGGCATCGCCCATAATAATAGCTGACTTACTAGAAGAAAATTTAGATGTATCGTAGTTATTATATTCACCTTGTCTAGTGATAACTAACTCAAAGTTTTTACCTTCGAATAAATCGAATACTTGTGTTGGCTCACCAAAGTTTGGTTTTAATTCTGCGTCTATCTTTTCTTTAATTTTATATCCAAATTTAAATACTTTGTAAGTACCTTCTAATTCTGGATTTTGTGGATCTTTTACGATCTTGATTAAAGAATAGTATTGTTGGCGTCTTTTTAGTTTATCTGAAGATTTTCTATCTACAGCTGAATCTGATTTACGCAACTTCCAAAATACATCTGCGATAGGGCATTTTTCTCCGATTGTTGCTGGAGAATCAACTAATTTACCATCGCCACTAGAGTTTGTTAACCAGTGTACATATTTTTGGATTAGGGAATTACGAGGGTTTTCTGGATTTGGCACAAAACGTATTAATGCTTTGTAAGTTCCGTCTTTACCATCGTCTGCTGTTGGTTTGTAGATCTCGTTAGTAGAACTACTTGCTTGTACTTGGTGCGTTTCTACGTCTTCCACGCCCAAGTTAAAAATGTCAAATGAATCACTCATACCTTTAAATTGTTTAGTTTGTTAAAATTGTTAATTGTTTACCTTGAAATTACTTTAATGTTCTTTCGTTTCCTTATATTGTATAATAATAAATAGTTTCAATTAATTGTTAAGATTCCTCCAGAAGGTTCCTTCCATTTATTCTCCTTTAACTTAATCAGTCCTGATTTGTGAAGTAACTCTGACGCTTGCTTTTCAGTAAGCTGGTTCGCTATCACCATTTTTTGTAGGATGCTTAATAAACGAAGGTAATCTGTTGTAACTAACATGTAATTAATACTTTTGTTATTATACTTATTATATATCTAACCTTTAATTTGTTTCACCTGGGATTAATTTTAATTTTTTTTAAAATAAAATGAAACAGTTTTTCGGCAAGTGCATATAACAAATGTTAGTTAAGCCAGAAGTTAGATTAGGCTTGGAGGTTTGAAACGTATGCTGCGAGAAAATAAGCGTCAACTAAGTCATCCAAAGGCTTCGGGATCTTCTTCCCAATTTCTAGGTCTTTAACTATTTTCCACAAAGGGCTTTTAGCCAAGATTTGGTCTTCGTTCACATTTTTTTGGTAAGCTTCAAATAATTGTAGTTTATTCATGTTACCTTTACCTGCAAACTTCTTAATTGTGGTAGGAGCAACAGTAAGTAAATCTTCTGGATTTAAGGTCTTTAAAAGTTTAAGCTTTAAGATTGCGGCTCCTGCTGCCATGTCAATCATATTATTAGTTCCCATCTTAGAACCATAAGAAGTACCTTCAAATGCTATAGTGAAACCATCACCTTCAAAAGAATTTTGTAATATTAGGTTGATTAAGTCATCAGCCATTTTATCATATCTCTTTACCTTTAAGAGTTCGGCGCTTGAGAAAGATTCATTGTTTGTAAAATCAGGTTGATTAACTAAAGTAACATCTTCTAATAAAGAAATCTCTTCTTGAAGTTTTTGTTCTGCTTTAGTTCCTGTTTTTGGTTTTATGTAACTAATAAAATGATAACTCTTTTTTTTATCATTATATATGGCTAAACCTGGAGAATTTAAAGAAAAATCTACTGCTAAGTAATTCATTTACAGTTTTTTACCTAGAGCTGCACCTAATGCGGCACCTACAAGTCTAGAAGTTAATAAATCGTAAAACACACCTTTTTGAATACCAAGAACTTTTGCTAGCATTTTACCAATAGATTTCCCTAAAGCAAAACCGGTAAGTCCACCAATAATTGATCCAAAGAAACCTTCATTAGTCATCTCTTCATTAAGTCTCTCAATATCATAAGAACCATCTTCATTTTGATATTCTGAAGCAAAAGATTCTAATGCTGCATCTATTTTATCTTCTAACTCTGGAGTCCAAGTTTCTTGAAGACCTTCATTAATAAGTTCCAAATCCTGTTCGTTAACAGCGTTTTCAATTAAATATGTATTAAATGTTTTCATGTATTATATATCTTATTTTATTCTAATTCTAATCTAAGGTTTAATCTATTATAAAAGAACGTAACTTCAAATGTTTGAAAAGATGCAACGTTTTCTGCAAAATTTAAATTTAATTCATTAATAGAGTTCATGATACAATCTGTGAATTCCATATATGCTACTGATGCTCCTTCTGCATCTAATATTCTTAAAGTTAATGGAGATTCTATATGAGATTGTTTAGTAGATCTAGCGTAATACCATAAAAGTGTATCCATCATAATCCAATAATTAATAAACCCATCTAGTAATTGCATACTAACTGTAAATTCTCTATTAATTGTGTTTTGTATTGGAATAGCACCTCTGTGATATCTTATAGAACCGTCATTATCTTCTTGTGTTAACGGATTAAAAGAAACACCGGGTATATTAATACCTTGAATGCTATAATTTATAAAATCTACAGGCTCAGATAATAAACCACCTGGCACATTATTAATATATTTTTTATATTTATCAGCAACTTCTTTGGGTACAAATCCTCTAGGAAACCTAAAGTCGAATGAATTATTTCTACTATTTAAGATCATTG